GGTCGACACCGCAGAGACGTTCAGCCGAGAGTACGTCCAAGAACTTCGCAACGAAGCCGCTAAGTACCGCACTGAGAAGAACACCGCGGTCGAGGCGGCGAAAGCGAAAGTCGTCAAGGACTACGAGTCGAAACTCGCCCAGAAGGACAGTTCGCTGTCGGAGATGGAGTCGGAGGTTTCGGCGCGTTCTCTTGAACTGCTGAAGCTGAAGATGGTTCTCAGCGAGGGCATCCCCACCGAGGACGTGTTGGATGTTGCGGCGCTCGTCCAAGGCGCCGATGAGGAAACGGTGTCAGAGAGCGTCAAAAGGGTTAAGTCGCTGATCGGGAAGAAGCCGCCGGCTGACCGTCCCGTTGATCACAGTCAAGGCCAAGGCAACCACTTGCCTTTGAACGGCGATCCGCTGCTGGAAACAGTCAAGCGGATGGTCGGCGCCAAATAAACAAGAAAGAAGGAAAGCCGTCATGGCTGATATTTTCCACACCCCCGCACCGGATACCGTTGCTAAGCAATCGGATTCGATGTTCTCAGGTTACCTCGACCCGGTTCTGACCCAGGATTACTTCGCGGAGGTCGCGAAGGTTTCCATCGTTCAGCAGCTTGGCCGCCGTATCCCGATGGGTCCGACCGGTGTCCGTATCCCGCACTGGACCGGTGAAGTCACCGCACGTTGGGTCGCGGAAACCGAACAAAAACCGGTCACCAAGGGTGACATGAGCAAGCAGGACATCGTGCCGTTCAAGATCGCCACGATCTTCGCGGCGTCGTCTGAGGTTGTGCGTACCAACCCGGCGAACTACCTGGGCATGATGCGGGCGAAGGTCGCTGAAGCGATTGCTCTTTCGTTCGACCAAGCCATCCTGCACAAGGTCGGTTCCCCGTTCGGCAGCGCTTTGTCGGACACCACCAAGACCCAGGAACTGGGTCCGAACGCCTACGACGGCCTCAACGGTGGTTTGACTCAGCTTCTCGCCGATGACAAGAAGTGGACCGGCACCTTGCTGGACTCCAAGACTGAGCCGATCCTGAACGCCAGCAAGGACGCTGCGGAGCGCCCGCTGTTCCTTGAAGCGACGTACACCGACATCAACGGCCCGTTCCGCGTTGGTCGTGTCATCGGTCGTCCGACGTACATCAGCGATCACGTCGCGCTGGACGAGGTCGTCGGCTACATGGGCGACTTCAGCCAATTGGTGTGGGGTCAGATCGGTGGCATCAGCTACGACGTTTCCGATCAGGCAACCCTGGACATGAGCGCGAATGGTGATGGTAGCGGCATTATTTCGCTCTGGCAGCAGAATGCGATTGCTATCCGAGTTGAGGCCGAGTTCGCTGCTTTGGTCAACGACCCCGAGGCGTTCGTCAAGCTGACCTCGACGCCGGCACCGAAGGCTCCGGTCACCCCGGTGAAGGCGCCCGCGCCGACCGCTAAGTGACGTTAAGGGTGGGCGGTAACTTCACTTACCGCCCACCCTTTTCACACCCAACCAAAGGGAAGCAATGGCTTACGCAACAGCCGATGACGTAGCGACCCGATGGGGACGCGAACTCACCGCCGAAGAAACCACAATGGTCAACGTCCGGCTCGAAGATGTAGAGCGAATGATTCGCCGCCGCATCCCAGACCTAGACGCCCAAATCACCGCCGGCACAATCAACGTAGACGACGTTGTGCAAGTCGAGAGCGACAGTGTGTTGCGGCTGGCCCGCAACCCCGAAGGGTACATCTCCGAGACTGACGGCGATTACACCTACAAACTGTCCGAAGCGTTCGCTTCAGGCGCCCTTGGCATCACCGATGATGAGTGGGCGATCCTGGGTGTCGGTTCCGGCGGCGGCATGTTCTACCTCACTCCCCGCCCGGTGGTCGGCCAAACAATGTACGACCCGTTCTTCCGGCGCAACGCAGAAGATTTCCGCAACCACTACAAAGTGATCGACTGGATCAGGCAGCGGTGGTGACCCGGTGAGCTTGTTGGATAAAGGCAACGAAAACATCGTGGTGTACCCCGAGGAAGTCGTGATCGACGCCGATGGGAACACCCAAACGAGGGCGTCGAAGACTGGGGTTCCTGCGGTGGCCCGCATCCAGCCGGTGGGTGCTTCGGGTACGTCGGCCCGTAGGGCGGAGCAAGACAACGAAGGTTTCGAGACTGAAAAGTTTTACAGCCTTCGGTTGCCTCGCCGGTATGTGTGCCATATGGGTGCCCAGGCGCAGGTTGATTGGCGTGGGAAGCGGTTCGTGGTTCATGGGGACGCAACGATTTATTGTTCGTCTCCGGCGACTGCTCATGTGACGTACATGCTGCGACGGTTCTAAATGGTCGAGATTTACAAGGGGCCACGGGGGAAAGATGGCTTACCGGCCCACCTTGTTGACACAGTTCCCGGCATTAAACGGGCGGTGAAAGCAGAAGCCGCGAAAGTCGAGGCCAAAGCCGAAACCAACTTGGCTGCTGTGAGGGCGTCAACAACCCACACCCGCATCGATCCGGCGCGGGCGAACGAAACCGAAATCCGCTTGGAGCGCGCCCCTGGCCGGATGGGCACTGACTGGCTGGTCAGCATGTACGCGGTCAACCCGATGGCACTGGAATACGGTCACTACCCTTCCGGCTACTTCGACCCCGACAAGTACGGTTCCATCACAAAAAGCCCGTCCGGCCTGTACATCCTCAACAGGGCGGCCGGCTTCCCCGCACAAAACGTCGTTTCCGCTCCGACCCGCAGAGGCCAGAACGCGAAGTCCAAAAAGGCGCGTAAGAAGCGGTGGAACAAGACACGCAAGAGAAACAAAAAGAAGAAGAGGTAGAC